GTTAACTTCTACAATATTGTATCACCTGCCAAGTGTTATATCTGGTGTGAAGCCTCAGGCATCAAGATTACTTATGGGTAATCTTATATCATCTAATCTGCCTGATACTAGTGGTATGAATGTCATTATGAGAGCCATTGAGATGGTGACTGAGACGGTTGATCCAAGGATTGCTAGAACAATTGGCCTCCATCCTGTGACTCCTAAAATTGAGAGGCAGCTAACAGATGTTCTCAAGAACGTTGAGAATATAGACCACAAAGCTCTAGCAAAGATCGTAATGTCACTACCACCTTGGATTAAGTTCACTAAGTCAATGGCTTTAGTGAGAGGGTCTGGAGCTATCAAACTCATTAGCAGAAGGGAGCTCAAGAGATTACAAGGAGATGATACAAAGCAATGTCAGGAGGCATTTAGGGCATGGAAAACCATGATATCACTTCCTGAGACATCGACTCAGTCAGCTGTTAGTGTTATACAAGGGATGGTGTTTAGGGCTAACAGAGGATTCGATGTTGTAAGGCTTAAAATGTCGCCTCGTATGCTGCTTTCTCCAACAGTTGACGGGTTAGAAGCATCAATTACTGTTAGGTATTCACCTGGATCAACATCTTATCCATATGATCTTCATTATAGAGAACCTAGGATAAATTTTCCGAATGATGTCACTACACTAAGCTGGTATTCTGAAGCTACAGGTGATGTTGACATTTCAGCTGCAAGGAGATTCCAAGATGCGTGTGCATCATTTGCATCATATTCACCAGATAGTATAGGATTTCTGAGATATCTTGGTAATTGTTTTGGTGTATCTATTCCACTAGTTCCAAACAATATTGTAAGAGGCTTGCATAGAAGGAGTAGCAAAACTGATGCTCCGGTGGATATCAGATTAGTGATGCCAAGACCATTTTGGGCTTTATCATCATCTAATTTTGTAAATCAAGGTTTTGCAACTATTAGAGGCCTAAGTAGAGCTGATAGAAGGACATATATCGAAGCTAGCAGAGTGTTTGCATATTTTCAATCTAGGAAAACAAGGAGCGATGGATCTTGCAGGTCAGACATAGTGCAAGTTTATCATTTTGCAGCAGACCAAGTCCTTCTAGCATCATCCTGCTCAACGGAGGAAATGATAATATCATCAGTTCCTGATCTGCCATTTCCAGAAATTGAAGAACCTGAGAGATTGCGGAGAGAATTCATAGCTACTATGGCTGAATATGCTGACCAAACTTCTAATCTAGATATTGTAGAACAGGCAGTATGGGACACAGCCGAGTCAAGTATGGAGGATCTTACAGCAATGATCATGATTTCAATCAATACTCTTAGCAGATGGATACATGATGTTGTTATGACAAGAGCATCTCCAATTTTAGCAATTCGTGCAGTACCAGTGCCTCCTTTTATCAGGAATATCGTTTTCAGGAAGGCTATAACATCAGCTATGTGGATGTCATTAGATCCTAGAGTCAGAGGAACAGTTGGTGCCAATATTAGGATGATCACAAGAACAAGAAATGGGCCAGCAACTATGGAGACTCATGCGGCTGAAGAAAGAGCTCGGGATGCATTTGCAGCAGCTTCAACTCATCTCAATGATATTATTAGAGTTCTAAAAGATATGGACCATCCAATTATGACCCCAAGTGAGATTGACAGAGCAAGAGCAGATATGGGAGACATGGTATCTATTGTATCTGAGTGTGTTATGTCAGCAAGTGTATTCTCTGAAGATAAGGTCATTGTGGTTAGATCAGCTAATGCCCATGCGAACTACATGACAGAATCACATCGTGTTGCATATAAGCAGATATTTTCTTCTACTTTGACATCATTAACCAATTCTATGAGGGATGCAGATTGGCGAGCTGGTGTTGATCCACTCCTAGTTGGTA